CTTGATGGGGGTGGGTGCTGAAAAGGCGGGCGCCCCAGGCGTTGGACAATGGGAGCTTCTCAATTCCACCATTGCCAACGAAAGGGGCGCCCATGTCACAGGAAGAAATCCCGCTAAACCCCGTTGCGGGGTGGCAGGTCGGGCCGATCAGCGCATACAGGGCAGTCATCCTTCGCCTCGACTTTTTGACGCACCCAATGCAGAGGCCAGACGAAGCGCATCAGACGCCGCAGCTGGTCCTGACCGCTCCACAGGCCCAAGAGCTTGCCGAGGCACTGCAAAGAGCTGCGCAACGGGCCAGCAGCGGTGCACCAGAAGGGGATGGATTGCCGAAGCACTGAAGGCGAGACGCGGGATCTCACGCATGAGCGGCCCCCTGGGCATCAGCTGCGGCCAGCTCGGGCCAGATGTCCATCCAGTCGTCTGGTCGAAGCTCTCGCCTCGACACCACGCCACCCAACTCGCGCTCTATGCGTGCGCAGTGCTCGATCGGAACGCCACGGACCTTCCAGTTACCGATTGCGCCGACAGACGTCAGGCCCAAACGAGCAGCAAGAACATCACGACCACCAAGCAGGCGTGCCGCCGCATCAATTGGGTGCTCACCAGGCCGCCTGAATCGATCCGTGTTTTCCATTCCCTCAATTTAACACGTTACGTGTTTGCAAGTCAACACCACGACACGACACATATTGTGTTGAATTGACGCAACATGAAGACAATCGGCGAACGCATCCGGCAAGCCCGAGAAGCCCGCAAAATCAGCGGCGAAGCTCTGGCAAAACTCGTCGGCTACAAGAATCAGTCCGCCATTGGGAACCTGGAAAACCGGGCGGGCGGCACCGGCGGCAACAAAATTGCCGAAATTGCCGCCGCGCTCAAAGTACCAGTAGGCTGGCTTCTAACTGGGCCAGACTCCGAAATCGTGCCAGACACCCTGGAGGAGCCCGCGCTCAGCGGTGCAAACCATGCGCTGCAAGAGACGCCACCTGGCGTTTACACAATCCCCAAAAAACCAGCACCAGATCTGAGCAGCCTGGACCCATGGGCGCGCGAGGCAGCAGAAATTATTGGACGGCTGCAAGACCACGAGAAGCCGGGCGCGATTGCCAACCTTCGGACCTACGTCCACAACCTCGGCCCCCCCCGCGCCGGCCAGGCTCTATCAATGGCCGGGAAATAAAGGGAGCCCGCGCGGGCATACACACAAATCACATCCCGCGCAGCAAGAGCTGGATTTCAGTGAGAAAGCCGCAGAGAATAAGCTCGCGCCGAGCTTTGGCGCGCCTCAAAAAAACGGGAGTTCACCATGACTGAATCTTTTCGATTTTTCGTTTTCACCGCTTGCCTATTGCTACTTGCTGGTTGCAGCACCCCCGAATTCACAGTGACCGAAGCCGACACACGGTTCAACTCAAACACTAATCAGTTGCTGCTTTCCGATGGCAACCGCATCAGCAGCAAGTCAATCGCCGGCGGCGGGCACATTGATCAAAAAGGAGTGTTCGTTAACCCCTTTGTCGAAAAGGACAGGAACACCGGAAGATCCCTGCGACTTGGCATAACGGTCACCAACAAGACATCGAGCGACACCAGCAGCTACAACATCAACAGGCTCGGAACGATTCAGGAAATTGCATTCATCACCGACGCGGATCGCCCCATCATCATCAAGCTAAGAGAGGCACAAACCTCTTCAACCGGAATCCCGACTTACAACGTCATTGGCCGCTACGCATCCATCGACCTCAATGAATCAGCGACAGGCGAAATAGATAGGGCCACACTCGATCGCATCGCCAGCGCTGCCACCCTTTCTTGCAAGATCACCGGGACGATCCAATCCGTGACCTACGAGGCCAAGGACATCAGCCCCAGTTTCCAAGTCAACCTACGGGCATTCCTGGACATGCACGGAAAATAACCATTTTGTGAAATCAACAATTCGCAAAAACACCAAATGTGTTGACACGTTAAAACACATAACGTGATAATCCACTCCAACCCGCCACCCAACGGCGGGCAAGGAGTGGAAAGTGAAGACCATCACCCAGCGGCCCCGGCCGCAGCACCGCGGCAACGAATCCGCCGCCATCGCCCTCACCGCCCAGCTGCTCAGCGGCCTGAAAACCGGCGCGGCTGAGGCCATCTACCTGATCCCCAGCGCCGGCCCGCTGCGCTACAGCGAATTCTTCGACAACTACGCTGAATCACCCAGCGGCAGCAGCTTCCAGCGTCGCCATGACGGCACCCATGGCACCACCTGGTTCGGCACCGAACGCCAGATCGACCAGCACGGGCGCACCTGGCAGCGCAGCTACAAGGCCGTCATTGACGACTTCGGCAACTTGGTCGAGGTGTCGGCATGAAGCCCTACATCGTCCGCATCCAGCCCGCCCAGGGCCCCGCGTGGCACTACCACGGCCTCTTTGCCCACGGCTGTGACGCCGTGGTCCACGCGCTGGACCTGCTGCAGGGCCAGCCCGCACGCATCAGCGCCCGGGTGCTGCCATGCTGAGCCGCCCTGACCGCATCTTGTGGCTCCTGCTGGCCGCGTGGCTGCTGCTGTGCCTGCTGATCACCCTGGCCGCCATCGCCTACACCAGCCACCCCCATGCCTGGGCGAGCTGGCAGGCCGCCGCGCGGCAGGCCGAGCAGCTGCACCAGCTGCAACTCGCCCAGGCGCAAGACCAGCAGAGCGAGCAGCGCTACCTGGCCTGGGTGCAGGGCGAATGCGGCCCCGAGACCTGGTGGAAGCCCACGCCCAGCGGCGCACTGGCCTGCACCGACAAGCGCGGCCGGCGCACGGGCATCAACCTGGTGGAGGCCCAGCCATGAGCACCACCCAAGACCGCTGCCACACCAACAGCGAAGACGCAGACCCGCCGCCCATCACCACCGCGCAGTGCATCAACTGGTGCGGCCTGCTGATCGTGCTGGTGGTGGCCGCCGTCGTGGTCGTGAGCTACTGGGCCGGCGTCTGGGTGATGCAGCTGCTGGCCCACGCCAGTCTGCCTGCCACACACCAGCTGCTGGCCGGGCTGCAGCACATCTACTGGGCCTGGGCCAGCCTGGCCGGCTGAGGAGCAACACCGTGCACACGCCTGCACCGCCGGTCATGGAATACACCGGCACCCTCACCCACCAGGCCGAGGCCCGCACCAAGGTGCTGGACCACGAAGGCCACAGCGTGCCCGTGCTCTGCATGGACATCGAACTCGACAACGCCCTGCGCACCCCCATGCACGTCGAGCAGCCCTTCCCCGCCGCCAGCTTCGAGCAGGCGCGCGCCGCAGCACACCGGCTCAAGAAGGGCATGCGCGTCACCGTGCAGGCCCCGCTGGTGGGCATCCGCCTGGTGGCGGGCAACGCCACCCACATCCACGTCATCCCCGAACCCAAGCAGGAGGAAATCCCATGCCCGCAGTGACCATCACCCTCGCAGACACGCCCAGCGGCGGCGTGTCCATCCACACCGACTTCCGCCCCGCCATCGGCGCGCCCTGCAGCCCGGCGCAGGCAGCCGCGCTGGACATCATCAGCCGCACCAAGAAGCACTGGGGCATGCCCGCCCCGCTGCTGGCCGAGGTGGACATCGACGCCGTGCACCGCCAGCGGGACGGCGTGGTCAACACCGGGCGGGGGAGCCACTGACCATGAACTTCCTCTGGCACATCCTCGCCCTCATCCTCAGCAGCCAGCGCGTGACCGACTGGCTCATCCGCCGCGCCCAGCGCACGCCCTACACCCACATCACCAGCGCCGACGGCCAGCACACCTACATGGGCCGCTGGTGGCTCTTCAACCCCTACGGCCGCGGGGCAGACGGCGAGCAGACCCCGGCGCGCTTCCCCTGGCTACCCAGCGTGCGCATCCACCACATCTGCCGCGCCGACCAAGACCGCCACCTGCACGACCACCCCTGGAACGCCCGCACCGTCATCCTGCGCGGCTGGTACGTGGAAGAGCGCGAAGGCAGCAAGCGCGGCCTGGTGCGCTGGCCCGGCTACACCGGCCGCCTGCTGTATGGGCAGTACCACCGCATCGCCCACGTCAGCGATGGCGGTGTGTGGACGCTGTTCATCACCGGCCGCAAGCGCGGCACCTGGGGCTTCAAGGTGGATGGCGCCAAGGTGCCGTGGCGCACCTATCTGGGCCTGGACAAAGGCGGTGCAGCATGACCCACCACCTCCCCGACCTCATCCCCGTCCTGCGGGCCGAAGACGTCATCCACCCCCACGCTCTGGCCAGCCAGGCCGGCACCGCCGCCGCCATGTGCAGCCAGCGCACCCGCGCCGCCAGTGCGGCAGACCTCGCCCCGCCGCCGCCCCGTATGGGCAGCGAGCACGCCCTCAACCTGCCCAGCCGCACCGGCGACATGCTGCGCTACCGCAACGGCCGCGTCACCGACCTGCAGGGCAACACCCTGGAGCCAGCACGATGAGCGCACCCACCTACACCCCGCGCGCCGACAGCATGCCTGCCCGCGTGATCGCCTTCTTCCAGCGCAACCCCGATGAAGAGCTGAGCCTGGAGGACATCACAGAGAAGTTCGACGCCACGCGCGGCAACATCCACACCAACCTCGGTCTCGCCGTTGACGCCGGCATGCTCGTGCGCGAGCGCAACGTCGACGGCGACTACATCTACAAGGCCGGCCCCAAGCTGCCCAAGACCGACGGCGTGGACATGGACGCCGTGCACGGCCACAGCCAGGGCAGCGCCCCCCCCCAGCGCCGCCGCATAACTGCACCCGCTGCGGATCTGCCAGATCCCGAGGCCGTCGTCATCCGCGACGACGTGCCCATCCCCGGCCGCAAGCCCAAGCGCGACTGGATGCCCCTGCTCAAGCGCCTGGTCAAGCCCGGCCAGAGCGCCGTGCTGCCCATCGCGGCGCAGCACACCCTCGGCCAGGCCGTCACCCAGGCCAAGAAAGACGGCATGGGTGACTTCACCACCCGCATCGACAAAGAAGCGCAGACCGTCAGCGTCTGGCGCACGGCATGACCCACCCAACCAGGAGCACCACCATGAACCTCGCATCCCTCCCCGCCCTCGGCGCTGACTTCGAAGGCGGCCTCTTCGCCGGCCTCACCACCCGCAAAGACGGCGTGCACTGCGCCGCCACCCTGCTGCCCAGCCGCGGCACCGATCTGACCTGGAAGAAAGCCACGGCCTGGGCTCAAGAGCAGGGCGGCGAGCTGCCCACGCGCCCTGTGGCGGCCCTGCTCTTCGCCAACTTGAAAGCCCAGCTGCCCGACGGATGGCACTGGACCAGCGACGAATACGACGCCTCCTGCGCCTGGCATTGCCTCTTCGGCGACGGCCACCAGTTCAACGACCCCAAGAGCTACGAAGGCTCAGCTGTTGCCGTCCGCTTGATTCCCCTCACCGCCTGAGTCCTTCAATCCTTTCAACCCCACAGGAGCCAACCATGCCCCCCATCACCCTTGAGGAAGTCAAAGCCAAGCAGTCCGAGCTGGCCAAGATGATCGAGCAGCTGCAGCAGCAGAAGCGCCAGTACATCGAAATCGACGAATGCACCATCGTGCTCGAACCCGGCGAACGCTACGCCGGCGCCGTGCTGGACGAAGACGGCCAGCACCAGCACCACCTGGTCCTGCTGGCCGACCGCCCCGACAAGAAGCTTACCTGGCAAGACGCCATGGCCTGGGCCGACACGGTGGGCGGCGCACTGCCCACCAGGCAAGAGCAGGCCCTGCTCTACGCGAACTGCAAGCCCCACCTGCAGCCCGTGTGGCACTGGTCCTGTGAGAGCGACGAGGAAGACGCCTCCTACGCCTGGAGTTGCCACTTCCACTACGGCGCCCAGACCGGCGACCGCAAGAGCTACGAAGGCTCAGCTGTTGCCGTCCGCAGAGTTTGAGCCCTTCAATCCTTCAGTCCTTTAACTGAGCCACACCACCATGGCCCTGCACACCGAACTGCCCATCCACCGCACAGGCGTGCGCCTGCTCGACCTGGCCGTCAAGGCCCAGGTGCAGATGCCGCGCACCGTCAAGCGGGCGCTGGGCGAGAAGATCACCCAGCACTGCGTGGAAATGCTCGACCTCATGGCCCTTGCCAATGCCACCCAGCGCGACACCCGCGCTGAGTACATTGAGCAGCTGCTCGCCCGCGAGCGCGCCATCACGGTCCTGCTGCGCGTCAGCCATGACGCGCGCTACATCTCCCCCAAGCTCTGGGCAGACTCCATCGAGCTGCTGGGCAGCATCGGCAAGCAGGCTGGTGGCTGGCTCAAGTCAACGAACAGGGCGCCTGCAGCATGACAGTCAAGGCTCTCATGCCCGCGCGCACAGTGAATCTGGTCGCGCCGCTGGCCCACAAGGCCACCGACATGCACACCACGGAAACCGCCGCGCCCGCGCGGGCCTGGTCCGGTGCAGCCGCCACCCTGAGCCATCGGGGTGGCGGCCTTACTAGCGCGAACGGTACGCCTCCTACGCCTGGAATTGCAACTTCAACAACGGCAACCAGAACAACAACCACAAGAGCTACGAAGGCTCAGCTGTTGCCGTCCGCAGATCCACACCTGTTCCACCGCCTGGTGCAGGCCTACCTCGACTGCCGCCGCACCAAGCGCACTAGCGCCAGTGCCCAGGCCTTCGAGGCCATGGCCGAGCACAACCTCTTCCAGCTGCACCAGGAGCTGGCCAGCGGCACCTACCAGCCCGGGCGCAGCATCTGCTTTGTCATCACCCACCCCAAGCCGCGCGAAGTATGGGCCGCCCGCTTCCGCGACCGCATCGTCCACCACCTGCTCTACAACCACATCGCCCCGCGCTTCCATGCCCGCTTTGTGGCAGACAGCTGCGCCTGCATCCCCGGCCGCGGCACCCTCTACGCCGCCCAGCGGCTGGAGCACCAGGTGCGCAGCTACACCCGCAACTGGGGCCGCCCGGCCCACTACATCAAGTGCGACCTGGCCAACTTCTTCGTCAGCATCGACAAAGCCATCCTGCTGGAGCAGCTGCAGCGCCAGGTCACCGAACCGTGGTGGATGTCGCTGGCCGAGGTCATCCTCATGCACGACCCACGCCACGACGTAGAGGTGCGCGGCACCGCCCCCGAGCTGGCCCTGGTGCCCGCGCACAAGAGCCTCTTCAACGCCCCCGCCGGCCACGGCCTGCCCATTGGCAACCTCAGCAGCCAGTTCTTTGCCAACGTGCTGCTGGACGACCTGGACCAATTCGTCAAGCACCGCCTGCGCGCCCCGCACTACGTGCGCTACGTGGACGACTTCATCCTCCTGCATGAATCGCCCCAGTGGCTGGTCCAGGCCCGCCTGCAGATCGAAGGCAAGCTGGCCGAGCTGCACCTGCAGCTCAACCCCCGCAAGACCATCCTGCAGCCCTTGGCGCGCGGCATTGACTTCGTGGGCCACCTGCTCAAGCCGCACCGCCGCATCACCCGCCGCAAGACCCTGCACGTCGCGCTGGACCGGCTGCAAGACATGCCAGGGCACGAACTGCACCAGGCCGCCAACAGCTATTTCGGCCTGCTGCGCCAGGCCAGCCACAGCCACCAGGACCGCACCCGCATTGCCCAGCTCATGCTGCAACGCGGGCACGTCGTCAAAGGTGACCTCACCAAGATTTACCCCAAGAAAGGTTGATACCCATGTCCGACCACTTCCTCCACGTCCCCCTGGCTGAGATCACCGCCAGCCTCACCAACCCACGCACCAGCTTCGACCCCGCCAAACTCACCGAGCTGGCCGAAGACATCAAGCGCCGCGGCGTAGACTCGCCCATCCTGCTGCGGCCCCTGCCTGGCACCCGCGTGGCCGACACCGACCGCAAGGTCAAGTACGAGATCGTCTTCGGCGAGCGCCGCTACCGTGCCAGCCAGCAGGCCGGCGTGCCCACCATCCCCGCCCGCGTGCGCGAACTCAGTGACGAGCAGGCCCTGGAAGCCCAGCTGGTGGAAAACCTCCACCGCACAGACCTCACCGCCCTCGAAGAGGCAGAGGGCTACCAGCGCCTCATGGACCACTGCCAGATCACCGCCGAGCAGCTGGCCGAGCGCATCGAGAAAAGCCGCACCTACGTCTACAACCGCCTCAAGCTGCTGGACCTGGGCCTTGAGGGCCGCGCCGCCCTGCGCGACGGCAAGATCGACCACAGCGTGGCCATGCTCGTCGCCCGCATCCCGGACGGCAAGCTCCAGGCCAAGTTCCTGAAAGACGTAATGCGGGGCGACTACGACGACGAGCCCCTGAGCTACCGCCGCGCCCAGCAACGGGCGCAGTCGGAATACATGCTCAAGCTGGCCGACGCCCGCTTCAAGATCACCACGGCAGACCTGGTGCCCGGCGTGGGCAGCTGCAAAGACTGCAGCAAACGCACCGGCGCCAACCCCGATCTGTTCAGCGACGTCAAGAGTGCCGACGTGTGCACCGACCCGCCCTGCTTCCACAAGAAGGAAGAAGCCGCCACCGCCCTGCTGGTGAAAGAAGCCGAGGCCAAGGGCCAGACGGTGATCGCCGGCAAAGAAGCCGAAGAGCTGCACCTGGGCTACGGCGCCAGCGCCAAGTTCAAAGGCTACAAGCGCCTGGACGACAAAGACGACAGCCCCACCGGCGAACCCCTGCGCAAGATCATCGGCAAGCTCATGGAGGCCAAGGGCATCAAGCCCACCATGCTGGAGCACCCCACCAAAAAGGGCCAGCTCGTGGCCGCCCTGCCCAACGACGTGGCCAACACCCTGCTGAAAGAAGTGCAGCAGCAGGCCAAGGCCGAGAAGAAGGAAACGCCCAAGGCCGTGCAAGACCTGCTGGACGAAAAAGCCCACCAGGAGAAAGCCCGCCTGGACGCCAAGTACGAGCGCGAGGTGCGCGCGCAGATCATCGCCAACACGTGGGACCAGATCCAGCACGCCGCCACCACCTTCAAGGCCCAGGGCAGCTTCACCCTGGACGTGCACCGCCATCTGGCCGACAAAGCCGCCTGGAACCTGGACACCGAAGCCACCGAAGCCGTCAGCAAGCTGCTGGATCTGGGGCCCGTCGGCGCGCGCCATGGCATGCAAGACCTGGTGAAAAAGCACCAGCGCCCCGACCAGCTCCACCTGCTATTCCTCATGCACGGCCGCAGCGGCGAAGGCTTCCGCCTGGTCACCCAGGCCGTGCACGGCGAAGACCTCACGGCCGTCACCAAGAGCATCGAGGCCGACGTGAAAGCCCGCATCTACCCCAAAGCCGCCCCCAAGCAGGCCGCAAAACCCACCCCGGCCGACGACCCCGCTGCGCGGCGCAAGGCGGGTGCGGGAGGGCAAGCCTCAAAAACCCCCGCTCGCGCGGCCAAGACCACGCCCGAGGAAGCCCAGCGTGGCATCGCTGACGCGCTGCAGGGCATTGAAGGGGCAGCTTCTGCGCCCAAGGGCGCAGTGGCGCTGCCCGCTGCACCAGCGGGCAAGCAGGCACCGGCATGGCCCTTCCCCAAGACCCGCGATGAGAAAGCCAGCGAGGCCGCCAGCGGCATTGCCCGCATGAGCGAGACCCTTCAGGCCGACCCACTTTTCAGCAAAGCCCGCGCCCTGGTGCTCAAGCTGCAAGAGGCCAGCGTGAGGCTGCTCAAGGACGAGCTTGGCATCGGCACCACCAAGGCCATGGACCTCATGGCCAGCCTGGAGGCCGCCGGCGTCATCGGCCCGGCAGTCCCCCGCCAGCCGCGTGAGGTGCTGCTAGACAAGAAGGGCTCCGCCCGGGTGGAGGCATGAGCAGCACCCTCAACCAATCCCTCTGCACCGCCCTGGGCGTCGACGCCACCAACGCGGTCGGCGTCACCCTGCGGCTGCGCGCTGGCCAGTTGCCCAGGCTCACCATCCATCGGCAGCTGATCGATGTCAACCAGGTCAAGCCCATCACCGAGCGCTACACCCTGCAGCCGGCGCCGGCTCCCTGCTCTCACGAATGGGACGGCCCCACCTGGAAGTCTGATGACGGCCTCGCGGAGAGCGTCACATGCTCACGCTGCGGCATCAGCGCAATGGATCATGACCTCAGGACAGCACCATGAGCCGCAACAAAAAACCCCGCAAGGCCTACCGCCCCCGCCAGATCGCCATCAATACGCTGGATCTCACCATGCACTACGCCGCCAAGCCCACCCAGGAAGACCTGCAAGATGTGCTGCAGCCCGTGGAGCAGTGCGTGCGCGCCCTGCGCGAAGGCGTGGCCACAGAGGGCCAGTGGTGCATCGCCGCCGGCGCCGTGCAGATGGCCCTGGCCATCGAGCGCCAGGGCATCGTGCGCGGCCTGGTAGAGCACCTCACCAGCGCCGAGCAAGCCCTGCAAGCCATCTACCGCCGCGCCCTGGCCACCGGCCAGTGGAAACCCACCGCCCTCTACTACCAGGAGCTGGATGCCCTGCGCGACTTCCTGCAGCTCCAGACCTTCCAGGTCAACCAGCTCGGCCGCCGCGAGTTCATGCAGGCCATCAGTAGAGCAGAGCGCCAGGTGCGCAAAGACGGCCACGTCATCACCGTGGCCAGGACGCCGGAGCAGATGCAGATGGTGGGAGCGGGGGCATGAACTACCCCTGGTACACCGACGCCGAGATAGACGACATGTGCGCCGGCCTGGCAACCAACGCCGCAAAGGCGCGGCACCTGCGCGCCCTGGGCCTCACCGTCAACCGCAAGCCCAACGGCCGCCCCCTGGTCATCCGCGCCCACGCAGAGGCCGTGCTGGCCGGCCTGCAGCAGCTGCAGGGCCAGCAGCCCAACGCGCCCACCGGCGCCCAGCCCAACAAGGGCGCGCTGGTGCAGCTCTTCCAGAACAAACGGCAGGTGGCGTAACATGCCGCGCATGGGCCGCAAACGTAAGACCGAAGCCGGGCTGCAACCCCGCGTCTACCAGCGACGGGGTGCGTACTACTACGTCCACCGCGACGGCCGCTGGGAAGGCCTGGGCCGCGACCAGGCAGAGGCCAACCGCCGCGCCGCCCTCTACAACGACCCCGGCGGCAAGTTCGGCACCATGGTCTACTGGCTCGACGTCTTCCTGGTCGACTGCGCCGCCCGCGTCAAGGCCGGCACCCTGGCCGCACGCACCCTGGAAGACTACCAGGCCGCCATCGGCACCGACGACAAGCCCAGCGCCCTGCGCCTCTTCTTCGCCCCACCCATGACCCCGCTGGACGTGCTTCCAGAGCATGTGCAGGACTACCTGGTCACCAACGCCCAGCTCGGCCGCCCCGTACCCGCCAACCGCGAGAAAGCCGCCCTGTCCAGCTGCATCAGCTGGCTCATCCGCACCGGCCAGGTGCCCGGCCTCAAGGTCAACCCCTGCCTGCGCGCCAGCGGTATCCAGCGCAACCCAGAGGCCAAGCGCGACCGCTACGTCACCCACGACGAATACCAGGCCGTCTGGCACGTGGCCCACAGCAGCGTGCGCCTGATGATGGAGCTGACCTACCGCACACTGCAGCGCCCGGAGAGCGACGTCATCGGCTGGACCAACGAGATCCTGGTCACCGAGTCTGGCCAGCGCAAACTGCAGTTCCGCCAGGGCAAGACCGGCAAGATGATGAAGATTGCCACCACGCCAGAGCTGGACGCCCTGATCAAGCAAAGCCTGGGCACCGTGCCAAAACTGCGCCAGCCCATCATCCACACCCGCAACGGCCAGCCCTACACCTACGACGGCTTGAGCGCCATGCTCAAACGCTCCATCGCCAAGGTCAACGCCACGCGCGCAGCCCAGGGCCTGGCCAAGATCCCCAGCTTCGGCTTCCGCGACCTCAAGGGCAAGGGCGCCACCGATATGTGGCGCGCCGGCGTGCCCATCGAGCAGATCCAGCAGCTCTGCGGCCACGAAGACAAGGCCACGACCGAGATCTATGTGAAACAGCGCTGGCAGGAGACTGCGCAGCCGAACCAGGTGGTGATGGGATGAGTCCGCAACAAATGATCGAAGAGTGGCGTAAGGGCTGCAGCTGCGCACCAGCTGGCGCCCCAGAGCATTGCCACGAATGCACACGCGCGCTGATCGACGCGCTGGCAGAAAACTGCGCAGCCCAACCAGGGGATGATGGGATGAAAAAAGCTCGAGAAATTCTCAAAGGCATTGATGAGTCTGAACTCTGTACATCCGAAGGCTGGTGGGAGACATACGCCGGGGCAAAGTACGGAGCAAAAAAACTAGCCGAGCTGGAAGAGTACCTGCAGGCCCCACCCAGCGATGCAGCGATACACGCTGCAGCGCAGAAGGCCTGGGGGAAATCTTATGCCGAGGTACTGGCCAGCCTGGGGCATGACCAGCTGCACACCTTCCTGCGCGCGCTTCGAAGTGAATAAAGTACTGGATATTGGACGCTGTCCAATAAAACGTCCAAAATGCAAAAAGCCCGCTACATATTCTGTAGCGGGCTTTCCTTTAGCCATGCGGCTTTTCTGGCTCCTCGACCTGGGCTCGAACCAGGGACCTACGGATTAACAGACGCCCCGACGATCTGCCCGCCAGGGCGCATGAAATAAGGGTTTCAGGACCAGACCCGTCCAATATTTTCAGCAGCCCGGCGGTGTGGCAGGCCCAGCATCCATGCGGGGTGCGGATCGGTGACTACTGGATATTGGACGCCCCACAAACGAAAAAAAGCCCACCACCCCGCAAGGGATGGTGGGCTTGAATCCGGGCCTTTGGAACCCCGGAGGAGACAACTGCTCGATCAACTCATGGCTACGCGCTTCTGGCCAGACGTATGCACTGCGCCACCACGGCCGCCTCGCGGGCGCGGCCCTTGGCCAGCAGGTGGGTGCGGTAGGCCTGCAGGCGCTGCACTACTGCTGCTGGCTCTGCTGCTGGGCGGCCCATTGCTGGAAGGCTCTCAGACGCTCTGCGGTTTCAAGACAGGCGCCGTAGTTGGCGACGACGGTGTTGGCAGCGTCTTGAGCGCTGGCGGGGGCTGCATCAGCGATTCCGGCGGCGCTGGGAACCTGGCCGCGGGCAGCGGCGTCGTGCAGCAGCCGCCAGCCACCAGGCAGATCGGGAGTATCAGACGGTACATAAACAGGCACCTCCTTGGTGATGGTCTCGGTGACGACCTGGATCTCTTTGACGGTCTTGACGACCTCTCGGTCGACGTACTGGGTGACCACCTGGCGCTGGGCGTCTGCGGCGTCGGCCTGCGCCTTGAACTCGGCCACGGCGCGCTGGTAGCCCAGGTCTTGCTGGTGGTCTCGCCACTCGGTGTATGCCAGCCAGCCCAGGCCGGCGAAGATGATCATGGCCAGCCAGCGGCCGGGGTTGAACCACATCATGGTCTGTACCTTTCATCGCTCTCGGGGTCAGGGTAGATGGGGCGGCCGGCGTAGCGCTCGGCCAGCTCGCGCTGCTGGCGGCGGGTGTCGCGGTTGATCATGGCCTCGATCTCGCGTGGCACGCGGCGCTGCTTGCGGGGGGCGTTGCGGCGGGGCTTGCTCATGCCAGCGCCTCACTCGCCCGGTCCGCCAGGGCAATGCGGTCTTGCAGGCCGGTGGTGCCGCCATTGACGGCGCGGGTCACCTTGTGGACGTTGCCCATGCAGGCGTCGGGCACATTGCCTTCCCACCAGGCCAGCACCACGCGCAGCGCCTCTGGGGTGGCCTGGCGCAGCAGCTCGGGGTGGTCAAACACAGGCACGCCGGTGGCCTGCTGCACGGCGCGGTAGTTGTCTGCCCCGGTGATCTGGATGAGGCCGGAACCGCGGTAGCGCCACCCCCAGCCCTTCTGGGTGTTGCCCATGCGCCCGCCGTAGACCTTGTTGGCCAGGGCCTCGGGGTTGCGCAGGTAGGGGCGTTCGTCTGCCAGGCTGGCGAAGCGTTTGGGCCAGACCTGCATGAGGCGGCCGGGGGTGGTGTAGTAGAGGTCTTCCTCCAGCTGCTCCAGCAGGTCGCTTTCGTGCAGGATCTGGGCCAGGAAGTCTGGCACCTCGGCCTCGCCGGCGCTGAAGGTGTGTTCGTCCACCACCTGGGCAAAGATGGGCGCCCAGGTGCTGGCCACCTGCACGCGCACCCCGCAGTGCAGCAGCACGCTGAGCCACTGGCTGGTGTTGCGCTTCACGGCTCGCACTCCGGCCGGCACGAGAGCGGCGGCGGGCCCGCGCGCCAGTTGGGCAGCGTGGCCACCAGGTTGCAGGCCACGGCGGACAGGCCGATCAGATAGACCGGGCTCCACTCTCCGGTTTTCAGGGTTTCCAGCAGCACGGCCAGCGCGAAGACGGCGTAAAGCGCATACATGGCAAACCAGCTCCACTTGTTGCGCTTACGGCTCATTTCGTCCACGCGGCAGATGGCCGCGCCCACCACCCCCAGGCAGAGCACCAGGTGCACCACCCACAGGGCGACCATGTTGAGTGAGTTGCTCATTGCTGCTCGCCTCCTTGCTGGCCGGCCGCTGGGGGCACGGCGGCGGGCGCCGGCGGCCTGCCGTCGATGCTGCGCACCACGCGGCGCACGATGGCCGAGAGGATGGCCTGCGTGCTGAAACCGCAGGCGATGCAGCCGAGAAAGATGATGAACCTGTTGCCATTGCCGGCCAGCGCCACCAGGCCGTTGCCCATGGCCGCGCCGCCTACGGTAGAGAGCACTACCAGCACCACCGCCTTACCCCGGCCCAGGCGCTCAACCTCAAAGGCGGCAAAGAGCGCACCCACAAAGCCGTACATGATGCTGAGATGGTCCACGCCCAGCAGGGCCAGGGTAATGCCACTCAAGCTGGCGGCCAGCGCGGTGGCGGTCTGGGTAGTGGGTTCAATCACGGCGGGCTCCTTTTCTTGATGTGGCCGTTGTCATAGGGCTCCAGCTTGTCTGCGTCTATCGCCAGGGCCAAGCGGCGGCGCCAGCCGTCTGGCCCGTCCACGTAGCGCTGCAGCCTGCCTGTCAGCAGCCACTCCCTGGGCAAGTCCAAAAAGAAGATCGTCGCCACCAGGTTGAGCAAGAAGTCCAGCACCAGGCCCTTGGGCAGCAACACCCAGTAGCCGAAGAAGCGGCTCATAGGCCGCAAGCCCTGCGCCTCTTCCACCTTTTTGAGGTGGAAGATGGCCAAAAAGTGCGTCCACGTGCTCACCCACAGCCACAGAACACCGGCCAGCAGCAGCAGGGCAATGGCCCACAGTGGAAGGAAGAAGTCGAGCTGGATGTTCATGGCGCGCTCCGTATGGCCTCAATCGCGGTCTTCAGATCCTTGGCCATCTTGTAAGCCACGTTGCTGGCATAGAGCTGAGGCTCGGTCAGGCCCTGCTGCATGGCCAGAGACAGCGCCCCGCCCATAAAGCCGTCGAGCTGCCAGGCCTGGGTGAGCCCCACCGGGGCCAGCAGCGCGGTAATCTGGGCCTGCTTGGCGCTGGCTGCGGCCTGCAGCGCCTGCAGGGCGCGCCAGTCTGTCACCTGCTGCTCTGTCGCCAGCACGCAGCCGGGTACGGGCTGGTCACCGGGGTTGAGCATCTCAATGCTGCCATTGGGGTGCGCCCAGGCAATCAGGTCAACCTCTTGCTCAAGGCCGGTCTGCACGTCAAGAATGATTCCTTTCATGCTCTTACTCCCACGCTATGCAGGCAGACCCACTCAAGGAGCCGACCCCGTTTGACAGCTGCAGCTGCGTCAGCACGCCGGTCAGATCAATGGTGCCAACCATGTTCTGGCAGCTTCCGGTGTTGGACTCACCAAAAGCCAAAGAGCCAATCCAGACATCATTGGAGCCATCCAGTCGCCAGAGCTCAATCACATAGTCGCCAGTGCCGCCGCCGCTAACGCCGCCGGTCAATAGATACACCTGGCCCCCGATGCCGTTCTGTGTATAACCAGAAGAAACCACCCCGCCCGAAGTACCTAGCCGGGCGTTGAGGCTGTTTCCGACATTGCCCTGCCGCACCACCAGCACCACATGCCGCACCCAGGCCGGGATGTTGGAGAAGGTGTAGGTGGCGCCGCTGAGCGTTACCGCCGGCTGCATGACCAGCCCGCGGCGGGCGCCGGCATATACCCCATCAAAATAAACCGTGCCCGTGGCGCTGCCGGCTGCTGGCACGCCACCCGTCAGGCGCACGCGGTACCAGCGCGCATTGGCAGGCGGCGTGAGCGCCTCTTCCAGGGTGGTGAAGGCCGTGGGCGCATTGGTCACGTTGAGCAGGTTGGTGGCGCTGAGCAGCGCCTTGGCTGCGTCGTACCACAGCACCTCGGCGCGCGCGCTGATGTTGGCCACGCTGGCGCGGTAAGACAGCATCAGCGTGATGGGCAGGCTCTCTGTGCAGCTGGTGTACTCGTTGCTGGTGGCCGTGCCGCCGCCGTTGGCCAGCACGGTGCTGGTGATGCCAAGGCTGAAGTTGCCGTCAAAGTCCAGCGCGTTTTGCGCCACGGTGCCGCCGGTGTAGTTGGCCAGCGTCCAGCCGGTGGTGCCGTCTTCAAAGCTGCCGTTGCGCAGCGCATTGGGGCCCACGGGCACAAGGGCGCTGTTCACGCCGTCGTGGTTGTGGTCTTGCACGGCGCCGCCGGTGTAGCTGGCGCCCAGCCACTCGCGCAGGTGCACCAGGTCGTCGCGCAGGCCCGTAAGAAGGGCCGCGTCCAGCGGGCTGTCGGGGTCCACCGCCGTGTCGGCAATGGTCACCCAGGATTTGCTGATGGCTGCCATTTACGCCACCTCCTGGATCTGCCGCTCGGTGGGCCGGGCGTTGCACAGCACCACATGCCGCGCGGCAAAGGGCGTGCTGCTGCCGGGGAAACGGTCTTGCAGGCCCGCAAAGTGCGCGCATTGCTCGCAGCCGGCCACCCGGGTGAGCTTGAAGCCCGCCTGCGGGCAGCGCACCACGGCGGCGTCTGGCACGTCAATCAAATCGTCGGCGCCGGCTTGTTGGGGGTTTTCGTCTGGTGTCATGGGGTTCCTCATGAGATGTAGTAGCCGTCGTCCCCGTTGCTCATCTTGCTGGTGGCGGTGGTGGCCACGTAGGCATACAGCCGCTGCGCGGCGCTGGCGCCGGTGTAGTCGGGCTGACCGTTGGGGGCAATGAAGCCGTATCGGGTGCGCTTGAAGCCGGTGGTGAGCAGCGCCACCTCCTGGTGGCTGCCCTTGTCTGCAACGCGCACCACGCGCATGCTGGTGGCCTTGGGCGCCCCCGTGGCGTCTACCAGCTTGGGGTGGGTAAGCGTGACCAACTGGCCCAGGGTGACTTCGTTGCGCGGGTCCAGCTTGGCCGTAAAACGCACCGGCGCGTTGCGCAGGCGCGCCACCTTGCGGGCGGCCAGGGCTGCGGCAAAGATGCCGCTGCTCGCACCCAGCCAGCGGCTGCGCACAATCTCCGGGCGCTGGGCGCCCAGCTCGTTGGCGCCCTCGGCATCGGTGTCCACAAAGCCACGGGCGGCCAGGTAGTTGGTGCCCTTGCCCATGTCGCCGGTGTAGTCGCGCGGGCCGTAGGCCACCAGGGCGCGGGTGACAATCTCGGCGTCCAGGCGCTCGGCGGCGGTGCTGTCTTCCAGAAACTGCTCGTCGGTCAGCTCGGTCACGGTGCCCGGCATCATGGGCATATTGGCCAGCAGCTTGACCTTGGCGGCCACCGGGTCCCACCACTGCACGCAGTTGGTGTGCTGCAGCAGCTCTGCAGACAGGTCGCTGGCGCGGGTGGGGTCGGGGATGATGGCGGTGATCTCGCCGGTGTTGAGCCAGGTGGCGTCTTCTGTCTGCCAGGTGGCGGTGTCCAGGTAGCCGCTGTCAATGCCAGACTCAACATAAATGTCGCGCAGCACCTCCCACGGGCGCTTGGCCACCCAGGCGCGGCACAGCTGCACGGCGTCGTCTGCGCTGTGGTCGCTGGCGGCGGTGCCCCACTGGGCGCGGTAGGTGGTGTCTGCCCAGCTCAGCACGTCGCCAGACTTGCTGGTGTACTGGATGATTTCGTCCCCAATGCGCACGTACTCGGCCTTGCCGCTGGTGGCCGGGTCTGCATACTGGCTGCCGGCGCCAGTGACCGCAAGGCTCAGCGCCCCCACCTGGTAGATGCTGTTGGCCTCTGGCGTCACGCCCCAGGCCGCCACGGTGGCCTGCCGGCTGGCGCCAACATAGGCGGTAATGGTGCGGCGCTGCCCTTCCCCAACGCCGGCCTCAATGTAGAGCTCAAAGCCAACATAAGCCCCGTCAAAGGCCGATGCGTCGGGGTGCAGGCCCACGGTGGTGCTGGTGGCGCTTTGCACAAAGTTGCGGTTTTCCACGGCCTTCAGATCGGCCTGCAGCTTGCCGCTGGTAGAGGCCGGCACCACGTTGCGGTCTGCCAGCTTGAGCACATCACTCAGCGCCAGGGTAACGCGCCCCTGCGCGTCTGGCCCGCGCAGGGCCTCTACCACAAAGGTCTCGGTCTGAAAGGTGGCCCAGTCCCACGCGGCGCCAAACTGCGGGGCGTAGCCGCGGCGCACACGGGCCGCGCGGCCCACCAGCGTGGGGTTGCGCGCCAGCAGCCGCGCCCAGAAGGTGCCCTGCGCTGCCGCTGCGCGGGTGGCGTAGTGGCGGTCTTGCAGGTGGTCTGCGCCGGGCTCGTCCACCAGGGTGATGCTGGTGCTGCTGCGCATGGCCAGGCCCTTGCTGGGCACGATCTCGGTGGGCGCCACGGCGGCATTGCCAACCACGTAGGGCGCCACGTTCTCGCCCGGCACCAGGGCGCCGCGGCTGCAAAACTTCAGCGTGGTGCTGCCCCGGGTGAAATTGGCCTTGTCCTGACAGGTTGTGTACGTGTAGTAGCACTCATTGCCCGCGCCGGCTGCGGCCGTGCAGGGGGCGCTGCCATAGGTGTTGGTGCAGGCGTCTGCATCCACCTCCACCACCAGCACGGGGATGCGCTCCAGGCGGGCCTGGGCATCACTACGGGCGGTCACGGCCGCACCTCCTGTTTCTTGGCGGTCACGTCACCACCCCGCTCACCTCAAAGCTCAGCGTGCAGCGCTGCGCGCTCTTGTGCGGCACGGCCACGTCGTCACCGGCGGTGACGAGGGTGACGTCTTCCACATGGCTCTCGTAGTCCCAGCAGATGCCAAAGGGCGCGCTGCGCAGGCCCCGGCGCCAGGCGGGCATGAACACATTGCGCGCCCACACCCAGCTCACGTCTTCCAGGCTCACGCGCATGCGCATTTCTTCAAAGTTCACGCTGCGCCCCAGCGGCTGCCCGCGCTCGTTGCGGTTCTTGCTGCCGTTCACGCGCCGGCCAATGGGGTCCATGCCCTGCGGCAGGCCCACCGGCAGCTCCAGCGCCTTGCCCAGCACCAGCTCGCCAATGGCGGGCAGCGCGCTGCCGCTCTTGCGGTTCACGCGGATGAGCCAGTAGCGTTTGCTGGTGGCGGTGAAGGGGAGGTACAGGGGGGCGTCGGTGCGGTAGGGGGCGGGGCGGCCGGTGGTTTTTTCAAGCTTGGCGCCCCAGATGATCTTGGACCCGGTAGCCACCAACGATTCCGTTATCGAACCGTTTGTGTTGTAGGCCGGACTAAATCGCAGCCTAACATCTGAGTTTCCCAGCACGCTAAGCGGCGCAACAACCCAACAGTACCAATAGTCTTCCGCATCTTCGACGCCATACGCCACAGGCGTCCCGCGCACGCTGGTTATGGCGCCGGTATTTGTATTAATAATCGGGCCGTGATATTCCGTGGCCCCGCCAGTAGCCCTGACGATTTGAGCCGAGGCATATGTCTGATCATCCGCCGTCTTGCGGATATATATGCCAACAGCGTGGCCGGTTTCTGCGCCGTGAAGCTCACTGAAAAGCCACTCCCTGTACTGCGCCACTGATGCACTGAAGTCAGTTACTGTGTCTGCCGTCCTCGATCCGAACGGATCAAAAGCGGTATTTTCCACAACAGCAGCAGCCCCATAGATCAGGCTTGATGCGGACCAGGGGTTTGGAATCCGGTTGCTGTACGCCAGCGCCGTCTCGCTGATCCAGCGCCCAGCCGTGACGGGGATGTAGGGCGCGGCAGTGCTGCCGGTGTTGAGCATGGCGCCCCAGAAGTACAGGCCGCTGGTGCCGTCGCCGGTGTAGGTGCCTAAATTCCCGAAGGCAGTGTAGAGAGTTGCCGCCCCGGAGGAAGAGGCTGCCTGCGTGACCGTGCATCGGTAATAACCGTTGGCCTCAAGCGCAGAGATCGACGCAGTTGCACCAGCGCCAGCAACCGACGTGACGGCGCCTGTCGACAAATTGAAAACCACGCTAGCCGGTGAACCTGACCCAAAAAAAGCAGTTGGAAAATGGACGGAAACCGTCGTTTTCTCTCCAGGCTTTGCGAAAAAGCTATGGGTATAGGTAACACCAGCGGTAACCGAATAAGTCTGGCTCCAGAAGTGTTGAGCATTGACCGCCGTCTCCACGACCTTGTCAGCCGTGGTGGTTCCGTCAGGCGCTGCAAGGGCGTTGGCGGTTACGGTAACCTGATTCTTCGTCCACGCTGCGTTGGTGAGATCCTCCGGCGCCGCGAACAACTGCATGCCGCTGAACGGCAGATCCGCCCCATACACGCTCACGTCGCACAGGCTGCTATCCAGCGTGTGCGCGGGGATGTACAGGCCATCGGCCTCCACGGCAACGCCGGCGTCTACCTCCAGCGTGGCGGTGGCGGCGTTGGGTTTCCACCAGGTGTGCGGCAGCCCGTCATACAGGCTGGCCACAGAGTAGCCCGCCGCCGTGCTGCTGGCCACCACACTGGCGGCCTGGGCGAGGATGTTGTGCTGCAGGATGCGGGGCAGGGCCATGGGGGTGGTCTCTCTCTTTTTTCTGCCAGGTCAGGCAAAGCTCACGTTGATCACGCCGCGCCCTGCGCCGTTGCCCAGCGCGTCTTCGAGCGCGGGCAGGATGCCGTCGACGATCTCTTCGGCGCTGAACTTGCCGTTGCCCTGGAAGGTCATGTTGATCTGCGTAGCCGCCGCCTGGACTTGCGGGGCGGAATTGATGGGCACGGCGGCGGCACCGCCGACCTGGGTGACGGGGATGGCGGCACCACCGCCCACGCTGGGGGCGCTGGTGCTGCTGCCGAACTGGGCGCTGGAGATGCCGTCAATATGCGCCAGGCCGGCCGCGACGTGTAGGGCCGTCATGGGGATATTCCATGGGAACGGGTAGGCGTTCCAGGTGCGGCTTGTGCCCTCCCACAGATTGATGCCAGCCTGGGCAATGCCGGCCACCCGGTTGATCTCGAACATGGCCCGGTTCTGCGTGGCCACGCCCTGGGTCATGCGCAGCATCTCGGCCAGGACGAAGTTGGTCTGCTGCATTGCAGACATCTGCACGAAGCGCTGGCGGGCGAGATGCCCCTGGGCCACGATGTTGCCCAGACGGGCCTCGTGTTCCAACTGCGCCTGTTCGCGCATCTGGCGGTAGCTCTCCTCGGTGAGCCAGCCCATACTGTAGGCAGCCTCCAGGTCGTTCTGGATGGCGATGAGCTTGCCGCGCTCCAGCTCTTCCTCTGTCATGCCGGCCTCCTGGATCTTGGCCAGGCGCATGGCAACACCCTGCTGCCAGGCAAGCTCGCGGGCAGTCTCCAAGTCGTTGAGCTTGATGATGCGCTCGCGCTCGATGGCTTCGATGCGCTCGCCCTCCTCCAGGATGGCGTCTGCATACTTGACCCAGCCGGCGATGTCTTTCTCGCGCAGCTTGGCGGCTTCATCAGAAGCGCCAGCGAGGCCTGCCAGCAGGTTGTTGCCCCGGTTGTCTTTGTTGCCGTTGGGCTTGTCGTCGTTCGCCGCGTCCTTCGCGGCTTCCTTTGCGCGTTGGCGAGCGGAGAGCACGCTGGCGGTAAAGGCATCGACCTCTTTGCGAGCGGCGGCGGCGTCGGTCTTCATCTCTCGGCCGATGGCCTTGAAGCCCTCCCAGTCGCCGCTGGCCAAGGCGGCAATCTGCGCAGCCATGCCACCAAGCTCCCGGCCAATGGAGACGAAGGCGTAGCCAACCTCAGCGCCGAGCACCACCACGGTCTCAAACGCGACGGCCAGCCCATCCCCCACAGCAGTGACAATGTCGCCCTGCTTGGCTACCGACCCAAGGCCGGCGACGGTTTCATTGAAGACCGGCAGCAGTGACCTGGCAAAAACGACGAAGACGCCCTCTGACGCCATTCGTAGTTCGGCCAATCCGTCATTGAACTGGTCAGCTTGCGCCGACAACTCTTTGGTTACCGGGCTCAGCTCCTGCCCGCGCTTGACCATGCGCTCGATGCCTGCGCTGCCCTCCATGAGCATGGGGAGCATTTCGTCTCCGGCCTTGCCGAAAATCTTGACAGCAAGGGCGCTGCGCTGCACCGGGTCATCCATGCCGGCGAAGACGTCGCCCAGCTGGATCATGGCGCGGGTCTGGTTGCCCGTATCAATCCCCAGCTTCTGGAAAACATCCTTGTTTTCCGTCATCGAGGTGGCCAGCTTTCTGCTGCCGTTGGCAACGGCTTCCAGGCTTGTGCCGGACTGCGCGGCGGCCAGGCGGAAACCGGAGAGCATTTCAACGCTGGCCCCGGTGCGCTTGCTCAGATCGTTGAGGTTGTCAGCCAGGTCGATGCTGCCCTTGATGGCGGCGGCGAAGGCACCAACACTGAAGGCCCCTGCCATCCCAGCCGCAGCTCTCTTGATAAAACCAGAGGCGCTTTCAATGCGGTTGGCCATGGACTCCACGGCACCAGCCGCTTTTCGAGTGTTCTCCTCCAGCCGCGCTATGTTGGCGGCGAAGTCGATGCTCATGGTGAGAGCCATGGTCTTGTCCTTAAGGTGAAAAGATCACGCCGGAAAGCGGCGCTTGTATTCGCTGGCAACCTCATATTCCATGAGGCGCACGCGATGGAAGGTGTCGCCCTGCTGGTCCGCAGGAACGGGCCAGAGTTCAACGGTGCCGCGCAGGGCGGCGCGGTCTATGGCCTGGGGCACGCCCTTGGCGTTCACCCGCCACTGCAGAGCGCAGTCCAGGAAGACCTGCACGGCCAGCCAGTTGGAGGGCCAGACCTCGAAGGGGGGCTCTTCGTCGCCGCCCTGCCCTTCTTCTACAGCGGTGAGGGTGGCGATCTGTTCGGGCGGCAGGCCTAGCCGGGCGAGGTCTTCGCTGCGGCTGTCAACAACCACCGGGCGCAGGCCTAGCCAGTGGCGCGCGGCGTCTTGGAGTTTTTTCTTTCGGCCGTCCCGGTTACGATGTCGTAGAGACCCTTGATGATCACTTCACGCATCCCGGGCAGGCCCATGAAGACTGCTCGGTTGACGGGATTGACCTCGAAGACGGTGCCGTCGGGGTTGTTTACGTCCGCCCAGCCAGTGAAGTACTCGTCAGCCAGGCGGATGTCTTCCTCCACGCTGCGGCCGGCGGCCAGCTCACCACGCAAAGCCTGGTTGGCAAGGCGCCGGATCTCGTCCAGGCGTTCCTGGCGCGGCAGGCGATACACGCCCTTGAAGGGGCGCGGCACGAAGCCGCCGCCGGACTGGGGCTCGTTCCACTCCAGCGGCCATTCGATGGGGGTGGATTCTTGCTTGATGACGAACATGGTGTTACAGCGCCTTGAGGGTGAATGCAGGGGTGGATGCGTCAACCTGCACAAAGAGCAGCGGCAGGGTGACCATGACGATGCCGTCGCTGGCTTCGTACTTGACGTCCAGGATCTGGACGTTGCTGGCGTCCAGCTTGATCTTGTTGCCACCCGTGAGGCCGTTGGTAAGCGTCAAAGCAGCCAGGGTGCGGGCTTCGGCCACGCTCTCCCAGTTTTTCACGGCCTGCAGCTCGGCCTGCAGGGTGATGCTGCCGGTGACGTCACTGGGGGTAAGGGTGACGGTGCTGTCAGCGCCGGGGTAGTCTTTCCAGCTGATCTTGCGGCCCATGTCCAGGCTGAGCTTGGAGCAGACGGCGGCCACACCATGAAAGGTGAAGGGGGTGCTGTTGGTCTTGTTGAAGGGCACCGGGTCTTTCCACGCGGTGGTGGTGACGGTGGGCAGCGCGGCATCCGCCGGGGCGGCGTAGATGCCGGTGAGGTCGGCCTTGACGCCGGGCAGGTCGTTGTGGGCGAATTCGATCTGGGCGTTGCCGCGGCAGCCGTTGCCTTTGTAGTTGACGCCGTCCAGGTTGTCCCAGAAGGTCATGGCCTCGAAGCCGGTGGAGACGGGGGCGTAGGTGACGTCCACACCAGCGCTGATGGTTTCGCTCATGCCGCAGGCGCGCAGGATGGGCCCCCATGCGGGCGCGGTGCCGGCCGCACCAGCGCCTGCGAGCTTGAAGCCGAAGCCGCGCTTGAAGGGGGTGCTGGCCAGTACGGTGGCGATGGAGCCGCCAAAGGGGCGCACGGGCATGCGGGGGCTTTTGCCGTACTCGGTGCCGGGCATGGAGAGGTCGTAGACCTCCAGGTAGTTGGCGGCGCCGGTGGGGGTGGGGTCGGTGCCGTAGGTGACCTCGATCTTGCCGAGGGCGGCGCGTTTGTGTTCGAAGCGCATGGTGCTTACTCCTGGTTGTCGGTGTTGGGC